CTCTTAGGTGGCGGTCGCAATGGCAAGAATACCTTAGTGCAAACAATTAAAGCAGCCTTCGGCAACTTAGTGCAATACACGACGACAAAAATTATTACTTCTAATCAGCACGACAATGCAAACCTGTCAGGAAGGCATGCGCTTAAAGATTGTGCAATTGCAGTTTTTGACGAAGCGCCCGCAACCGCTGCTTGGGATATAGAAACAATAAAACAACTTGCAGGTGGCGACGAAATAGTCGTCAAAAAACTCTATCGTGACACGGAAACAATTCCAATCACATGGATAAACTTGATTTTAAGCAACAACTATCCTAATGCCTTCAAACAGCAATCCTACGCAGTAGCAGACAGAATTATCGCAGTTAACTTTCCGTTGCGTTTCTCCGACAGAGTGGAAAACGAAGGTCATACTCTTAGGCGCAGAAATGAAGAAAGAGTGGAAGTAATCAAACAAAACACACCTGCTATAATTCAGGCATTCAGGCAGGCATTCAAAGAGGCAGCGACGAAAAAATTTAAACTAACCGAGCCACCCAAGGTCGCTGAATTCACTGAGCCTATCAGGCTGTTGGCTGACAATGTTGGGCATTTCCTTGAAACGCAGACAATAGAAGACGCTAACGCTTCCGAGCCCGCACAAAGGCTTTATGACGCTTACCGAGAATTCGTCAAAGAGCACGACTTAGGCACTCCAATCACCAAGCGGGCTTTCATCAATGCATTGCTTGTATCTAATTTCAAAAAACGCAAGGAGAATGGTTTGGTTTGCATTGTTGGTCTTAAACTCAAAGACAGCAATCAGCCTACACCGCCAACAATTTGGTCGGATAACAGCGACGGTAGCGACGACGATAGCGACGACGGCGACGAAGATTACCTTAGTGACTTTCCATTCTAAGGTAGCAAAAGGAGGGCGATAGACATGACGCAGCAACCGCTTTTGACCGCAGACGAAGTGATTGAGTTGCTACAAAAAGAGGTGTTAGCAAACAATGCAGCGTTGCTCGGGAATTTCATGGAGTTAGCCGACGAAGAAAAACTTGTCTTGGGGAAATTTAATGACCCAAACAAAGAAATCCCGTTACTCCAACAATGCGCTAACTTCCTACGAAACAAGGGGGTTTTCGTCTACTTCAACATTGAAAAATCGTGCGGTAGACCGTATTACTTTGAGTTTGTGGCTGGCGAATGTGGGAGGGTGTTAGAAAAAATTGAGTGGCAGGCATATTACCTTGCCGACCTTTCCTGCTTTATTGACATGCACGAGCACGAGTTACCGCCCACCATAGTTGCTGAAAAAGAGCGGATTGACACTTACAAAGATAGGCTGATTGAAGTTATCTTTTGGGGGTTACAAAGAGCCTACAAAAAGGGTGATAAGGTAGCCCTTGAGTTTTGGTGTGACGAAGGTAGGAAACTTACCGAAGAAGTTGAAGCCTATCTTGATAGCATTATAGACTTGCGTCGTTTGCACGCAATTTCGTTGATACTGTAGCAAAGGAGGGTGACCTTAAATGTTGGTGAAATTCGTCGCTCAAAAAGGCTTGGCACAACTTTGGGAAGCAGCCGTTTCCCGCCCATGCTGCTATCAACACGAAGACACGGGGCGGCGCTGCAACGCCTACACACGCTACCGAATTCGCTGCGACCGCTCGGCGGGCGACGGGTCGGCTCTGTGCCCCGAGCATTTGCCCGATTGGGCTCGGAAGGTAGCAAGTGTTGACGGTGAAGACTATGCGGGTAGTGATTGAAAACGCTGGGGATTACTACGCTGTAGAAGTTTACAGCAACGACAATCGTTTGCTCATTAGGGTAGGCTACGACCACGAGCCAAGTCAAGACGAAATTGACGCCTTGCTTCAACAACTTAGCGGGGGTGACGACGAAGTATGGCTGTCTTGACAAGCGTGCAATCAGGAAACTGGAGTAGTGCTTCTACTTGGGATTTAAACCGATTGCCCGCTGCGGGCGACCAAGTAGTTATTTCGTCGGGGCATACCGTCATTTACGATGTGGTTGAAGGTAGCAGCGCCGATGTTGAGTTAGGCACAGCGGGTAACTCGTTAGATGTTGACATTAGAGGCACGCTTCAATTTGACACTAACGCCACGCAACCGCTTAGATTGCGCTTTAAAGGCTATATCCGCATTCGCAGCACGGGCAAACTCATTGTTGGCACTCCGACCAACCCCATGCCCGTTAGAGTTACGATTATGAAAACAACTGCGGGCTATCATTTTGCTTTGTATGACAACAACGCTGAGATTTCGTTTGTAGGCTCTCCCAATGTGCCATATGATAGCAGTCAAGGCTACTATCGCTTTATCACGACGCTTGCTTCGGCAGCAAGCAGCGGGGCGACGCAAATTACTGTGAGTGAGAATTTAAACTGGCAGGTTGGGGATTGGGTAATGTTGCCTCGGTTGCCTGCGGCTGAAATGCAAACTTCGGTTATTTTCCCCCACTTAGCGCAAGTGACCGCCGTTAGTGGCAACACATTAACTTTGAGCGCTTCTTTACCTCACGACTATCCTGCAGGTGCGTGGGTTGCTAAGGTTAACCGACCAATTACGCTTCATTTTGTTAACAACTCAACGAGTTATAATGTGATTGCGAGTGCAACGGTGTCGGATTACATAATCGTGTCAGGTTTAAGGTGGGTTTGGGATTATACACCAAACATTTCGGCAGGATACTTTTTATTGCGTGCAAATATTACTGATGACAATATTTCCTACACTACATTGCTTCCGCATTTCAATAGCATCAATGTCTTCGGTATCTTTGTATATGTAACTTACCCGACCGTTTATTATCATTGTGGCACTCACTTACAAGCAAACAACAACACACGCCATGTAGGTGGTGTGTTGTGCACTCCGTCTTTACTTTGGGGCTCAGCGGGCAACATTTCAATAGAAAACGCACATGTTTGGGATTGGTATCCGTGGGGTAACCTGTCAAACAAGATTAGCATGAAAAATTGCACGATTTTCAACTTTTGCCCCCGACAAAGTGTTTATCACATTGTTGAAGATAGCACGATTTATGGGTTGCACATTTTCCACGACTTTAGCACGCCCAACCTTAACCGCAATATTTTCCGCAATTGCAAGTTTTACAACTACTCTGCGTTGGGTTACAGCACGACCTTGCGAAACCGATTTGATTGGATTGCTACGGGAGGGTTAGTTTTAACTGATTATCAAAATTGCGAGTTGTATGGCACATGGCTTGAGCCTTACACTTTCAACGACGCTTTCGGTTATGACATGCCTAAGGTGCGCTTCGTCAACAAAAAGGTCGGTAGCACGGTAATTAGGGAGCAGGAATTCCAGTCGGGCGGGATAATTCAGTCAGAAGACACGGAAGTGCCACCTTCGTCGTTACTGCCTAATCCAGCGACTTTCAAACTCACTCCCAAAAACGCCAACCTTGCAGTCGTCAAAGACTTCTTCGTTGCGCCACGACAAAAATTGCTTGTCGCTGTTAAACGCTCAAGCGACTTAAGTTTTGCACAAGTTAGCCTAACCCCACTTTCCGAGCACTTAGTCAGTAACCCCGAAGTTACAAGTGGCGACACAATAGACCTTTCTTCAATCGTCGCCGACACTTGGCAATTACTTGTGCTTGAAAATGATAGTGACGAAATCAAAATCGTGCGGGTCTTAGCGAAAGGCACAACGGGAGCGCTCTATGTCGCTGTGCAAAATCAAGTGCTGCTGTTTAACGAGTTTTACCTCATCGCTTATTAAAATCGTTAGCGGGTGAGTGTCTATGGGGAAGAAACGAGACTTTACAAAACAGAAATTCGGTGCTATCATTTGGTGTAGGAGTTGTAGGAAAGAGATTTGGCTTTCAAGCAAGCACATAGTCACGAAAGGGCTTGTGTGCAAAAAATGTGGCTCAAAGGAGACCATGCTCAAACTTAAGTGAAAGGTAGGTGTCGCTAACATGGTAGGCATTCTTCGGGGAGAATGCGAGTGCAAGGCGACAAAGGTTATAAACCATTACACGACTTTCAAATTGACCAAAAGTGGCGCTTGGTGCGGGAGAATGTTACTGACGCAACCTTTCGTTTTTTATTCGTTGGCACTGATTTGAGTGATTTAAAGATTGTTGACATAGACCAAGTTGTGTGTTGCCCTGAGTGTCGTCACCTTGTCATTCTTTTTGAAACTACTTGTGAGGCGGGCACGAAGAAAAATTGCTGGATTACAGCAACCTTAGCAGCATACTTAGACAAGTTTGTTGCTCCAACTATCGCTTTTGTTGTGCAAATTCACGACTTTGAAGACCATGACGAATACTACATTCCCAAACGGTTAACAGTCTACCCGATTTATATCCCTCGGAAGTTTCGTCACCCCGATATTCCGCCAGCAAGGCATTTAACTTACGAGCAATTTCAACAACGCATGCAAAAAACCTTCAAAGTTTTGCACCCGCCCGAAGTTTGCGCTGAGGTTAAAGCGAAAAGTATGTTGTTAAGCGAAGGTATCGTGCCTAAGGTAGACTTAGCGGTAGTTTGGGAGGGCAATGAAAATGAAGAATGAGCGCTGTCGTGCCAAAACTTCAGAAATTCGGGCACAAGTCAATAGCATTTGTGAGGCATACATTCGGGGCGAAATCGACTTCGACACCGCTTACACCCAAGTCGAGCAACTTATGCGCCCAATCACTCGTGCACTCATAGACTATTACGAGCGCAAAGTCAACCAGCAATTCACTAACATCGTGCGTGAAGACATTGAGATTGCGTGCTTAGAAGGCATAGTCTTTGCGTTGCGCAACTTGAAGCCGAGCGACAACTACTTTAGTTTCATCCGAAATCATGTCAAAGGCAGCATTCTAACGCTTATCCGCAACCTTGCATTCGCAAATGTCGCAAATCAGGGTCGGTTAGAGAAAATCCCGCTCTCATTGCTGGGCGACGAAGACAGTGACATTGAGCCCGCCGACGCCGACGAAGACGCCGACGCCAAAAACTTAGCGCTGTTTGGCACGGAAGGTTTCCCCTACGCTGAAATTGAGTTGCGTGACTTCATTGCTAAGTTGCCCGAGCCCGAGCGTGAGATAGCAGTCAAAATCCTTGAGGGTTACGAAGTTGATGAGTTACGCTTCGAGATTGACGACTTCGACACCCACTTCAAATCGCTCAAGGAGAAACTAACTGAGTTTCTGTCACTGTAGCAGGATTGAGTAAGTGATAGTCAATTCCTGAGTGCTGGTTTTGCTGATAGGGCTTGAGAAAACATACCGAGCCCATTCGCCCGTGCCGTCGCTGTTTTCCGCAATCGCCACGCTGTAGATTGTCGTGTTTGCTTCCGAAGTCGCCCAAGTTGCCTCCCAACGCATGTATTCCACGCCGCCTTCTGTCACAATGCTTTTGGTCGCCGTCTTGGCTGGGGTAATCAATGCGGGCACGGAAGTTTCACTATCGCTCGGCGTAGTGCTTGAGCCCGACAAGCACAGGAAGTTGCCGTTATATTGAGTGGAATGCTGAATAATGTTTCGGCGCATATAAGACTTGCCTTGAGCCACAATCGTGTTGTAGCCCCGCTCACGGTAAATGATTTCGCCCGACTTAGCGTCTTTGAGCGTGACTTCAACAATGCCGACGATTTTAACGAAGTCTTTCGTCTCAGCCATGCGCTATCACCCCTTTCACTTGCGCTAAGACTGCATTACATGAAACTCTGCTATCCCGATGAAGCCCAAAATGCTGCTATCGGTCACAATTTCCATTTCGTCAAAATAAGAGACCGACCCAGTGGGTAGTGTAACTGAAAACCAATCAACCCGATTTGGCACTAAACTCGTCGACGAAATTAACTCACCAAAGTAGTAGACACGAATGTAAAGCGTCTTGGAAGTTGTGAAACCCGTGATATATACTTCAATGCTTCTCGGCAAAGTAAGCGGGTTGTTGAAATAGAGGTAGACATATCGGGGGTTGCTCGGCGCTGGCGGCGTGTAGAAAATTGAGTAATTCGTTGAGGTGTCATTATCCCACCAAACAGACAAGTTGGCGCTAATTGTCTGCCAGTTGTGATTGTAAACAACATAACTGTCGGGAATGATATAGCCTGAAGGTGTCGGCGACCTTAACTGATAGGTGACACTTTCGCTTAAACTTAAGGTGTCGCTCGGGGCAAAATCTTTGCGCAACGCTTTGAGTAATTCGCTTAAGGTTAGACTATCGCTTGCCGCAGCGCTGATTTGCTGAATGCTTGATAGCACATAATTAACCGCTTCACTAACCGAAAGACTATCCGTAACATTTCGCCTTATATACTCGTGAATGAGATAGTCAACCAAGTCGCTAACGCTGATAATATCGCCGACGCTTTGTTGAATTCGGGAAAGCAAGTAGTTTGCGTTATCAGAAACGCTTAAGGTTTCAAGCACAGCCAAGCGAATTTTGACGAAAATGCTGTCGCTCACACGGGCAATGTCTAACACCTTTTGCCCCCGCCTGATTTGCACTGGCGGGCTATATGGTGGGTTAGTTATGTTTTCACTCTGCCTACTTCTACGCAGCAATCTAATCAAATCTTCCCACGCCATAGTTTTCACCTCTGACACTTGACGCTACGCATATTTCACAACCTTAAGCGTAGTGAAAATCTCGCCCGCAGCGTCGGCACGCCATTGCACTTCCTCAACAAACTCGGTTTGATTTTGAGCGTTTCGCACAGGCATGCCCACCTGATAGAGCCAAAAACCTGCAAACTGATACTCACGGCGATAGTCTATCGGGTAAGTCGTTGAAACATAAACGCCCCGAGACGACGCTAAGCCCGACTTGAAGACGCCTGTAGGTGAAACCCTAACCGTGTTGGTGCTTTCGTTTTTGCTCGTTGTGACCTGAATTGCTATGGCGGTCGGGAGCGGGGCGGGGCTCAAGCCAGTTGCGGGCACGATAGCAATGTTTCCGTCTGCGTCAAGCAACAAGGTCGGTCGTGGGCTTAAGTGCTGCATTAGATAATCCAATGCTTCGTGTAGCGTGTTGAAGGTGCGTTGCTCTTTGTCAAAGAGCCATTTACCGCTGTAAGCGCTATCAAGCGTAATGTTTCTCGGGTAGTGGGCTAAGGCTTTGACGACTGTGACAAACAAATCGGTTGTGAGCAAATGCGGTCGGAAAGGTTGGCGCACGATACTTCCAGACATATAGATTGGGTGTGTCGCCTTGACCTCATAGACTACCTCATTGCCCCGCCTACCCTCGTCGACGGCGACGACTTTGTAAAGCCACTCAAACTCGTTTCCGTCAACGGCTACCCGCACGACGACAATATCGCCCAATTCAAGTGGGCTATAACTCGTAAACGAGCAATCCTTCCAGCCCCATTGTAGTTGCGTTACGCCCCGCAATTCGGTTAGGTTACCCGCTCTTACAAAGGTCGGCTGCGTTAGTGCTATCGCTTTGCGGAAAATGAATGGCGCTTTGGGTGACTTGACGGGGTAAGGCGGCACTTGTATCCACCTTAATCCTTGCCAACCGTCAGTAAGTATGTATCCATTAAAACCGAGATTGAGTTGCTGCGTAAACAGGAAGCGATAGGCTTGAAACGCAGCCCGCCCCGTCAGGCTCACTTTGAATTCGGGCGCTACAGGCATGAAGTAGTTGGTGAAATAGTATTGCTTAACTTCTTTGCCTTGTTGCAGCCGCAGCACTAAGATAGGGTTGGAGCGTGGGTCGGGCGTTACGGGAAAGAGCGTAGCGGTTATGTCATAGAAATCCCCGCCCGCAGGTGCTTTCGTTGCGGTCACATAGATGTAGGGATTGGGGAAACCTATGGCTTGACCCGAGCCTGAGTTGAATTCGTAAAACTCAACTAAGTTGACCCACCATGCGACCTGAGCGTATGGCGCTTTGACGATTTTGAAGTTGCAGCACGCACTTGCCTCAACTTGCACGACTTGCCCCGCCTCTAAGTAGGCAGCCCGTTGCCCCCGCAAAATCAGCGGGTAGCAGAAAATGTCAGCCTTAATCTTGTCAGTAATATCTTCAAGGTAACTGGGCAACTCAATGAAGACTTTAGTTTCGGTAAACTGAATTGCGCTACCTTCGGGCGGCGAAACTTTCTCGACGACGAAGTTGCGCCCGCCGATAGGCACGACCGCCTTTTCCTGAAAATCAAGGGCGTCTAACACGCTAACCGTGCCAATAGGTGAAGTCACGGCGGGCACACCAAAGTAACTGGCTGGCGCTTTGTAAATCCGAATTTCAACGCCCATGTTAACCACCACCCCCACTTGGCTTCTTTACGGGCGGAAACTTGTGAATGACCTTGTAGTCTTTAATGACCTGAAATTCCTCTCCAACTATGTTGACCCAAGCGGCTTCGTCAATTCTGCGATAAAACACCTTAGTCTCAAAATGCCAACCCGCATGCGTGGGGCTTAAGTATTGCACTATCAGTTGCCCCGCTTGGCTAAAGTTAAAATTTACGGGCACGATAAACTTGTAGGTGTAAAAGTTGTTTTTCGTTGGCTCAACGACAGTTTCAATTTCCTCAAACTCGGTCGGGATTACGCTTGATAGTGCGTCAACTAAGTCGCTGATGATATAAACCCGAGAGTTGTAATCGTTGATTATGCCTGCGAAACGAGTGTCTTTTTCGTCAGCCATAGTATTCGTCTTTCACCTCCCGTAACTTAGTATAAGGTGTGTCTCTAACCGTTATTTGCCCGCCAGCACCGATTAGCACTATGTGTCGCCTTTCGCCAACAATGAGACAGAAATCTTGGCTTCGGTTGACCGCTAAGATAGGCAGCAAGTTGTAAATGTTAAACAGGTCATACATAACCGTGCGACGCCACCATTTCTTTGTAGGCATTTGAATGTTGTAAATGACTGCGGTTAAAAACCCGCTACAGGCAATTTTGCCGTCGGGTGTTTCCTGTGCCCAAATAGAGAATGTCGGGCGCACTATGACGCCAAAGTCGTTTACTAACCCGCCTTGCCAGTTAGCGACATGCGGGTGTTTTGAAGGTAGCCCTTGCGTGTATTCGACAAACATGAAGCCCAACTTCCTGACTTGTTGCCCGTCAAGCCTCATTTCTTTTTCTCACCCCCGTCTTCAACTACGGGTGGCGGTAGGGTTGACAGCAAGTCGGGTCGGGTCGGCACAGAGTTTCGTGGCACACGCAGCGGCGGAAACGGAAACCTTGAAAGGTCACTCCAACCTACCCCTGCATAGCGGTTTAGGATTATCGGGAATAACTTTTCAACTTTGCCGTTTCGCACAATAAACGCCCCGCTTCCACGATTGGGAAAATCTTGCTGATAGTATGAGGTTAGCAACAAAATCGGGTCTTGACTTTCAAATCTAACTTGGTCTTTCCGATAGTCTATGTAGGCGTTGAAGCGCTGGAAGTGGAAGTTAAAAGGCTCTAACGGAAAGTAAGCCCATTGTTTATGGTAATGCGCCATAAGTAGTAGCCCGTGCGTAAACGCCGAAGATAGCAAAACTGGCACAGGTCGCACGGAGAAAATTTCGTGGAAGCCATAATCGTCGCAAGCAATGTAGTATGTTGGCGGCACTTCAAGCGGTAGCAAGATAGACGCTCTAAAGCCCGACCAGAAATAGTGCCTATCCCACGGGTAGTTAAGTCTATCTTCGGCGTCTTGCACGGTTGTGCGAAGGTCTATAACTGTAAAGTTTCCGTTGGGGCTACTCAGTGCGATTTCTTCGACGGGATAGTAAAACCGCAAAGGCGCAAATTGGGCGGTTAGGTTATTTCGCTGATACTGCGATTTCGCTATCGCTGCGTTTGTGCCCGCCCGAGTTATGTGCGTTTCACCTAAGGCTGTGGCTCTGAAAAGCACAGCATAGTAAAGGTTGTCGACATAGGCAATGTAGCGGTCAAACCAACGGCTCATAACTTCAAAGGTCGGAATGACAAACGGGTTAAAACACCAAACACCTCGGTCTGGCGGGTTAACGCTGTCTAAGGTCGCCACTTCGGTAGTCATTAAAGCGTCGTCGCCTGCGTAGAAGGGCAAAAACGCCACTTCGTTGAAGCGGCTAAAAGAGTAGCGCAAGTCAAACCAAAACTGCAAGACTTTATCGTCGTTTTTAAACGCCACAAACGGTCGGTAGGCATTATCGTCGTCTAAGTTGACCTCAAAAGTTTTTGAGAGAAACTCAGTCTGCGTTTTACCTCCGTCGTCGGGGTGATAAATGATTTGCAGAAAAACGAAATAGTCTATGTGGAAGGGCTTCTTTTTGCCCCGCTCTAAGGCAATGGCGTAAAACATTTTGCCAAGCATTCGCACGGGAATTAGCGGGTTGAAGAATTGATATGTGCGATAGCCCGCCGCTCGGTTGACCCAAGTAAACACGGGCGGCTCAATCCAATCAACAACTAACTGCTTGTCAAGTAGGGCGCTAATGTCTTGGTCGTTGACAACAAGCCTGCGTGACCCCGTGTGCATAGGAATATACATTCGTGTGTAATAGTCGCCGCCCGACCAATTCGGAAGGCAGAGACCCGCATTTTCAAACCAACCGTCGGTTGGCACGATTATGTAGCCTTTCATATCAAAATAAAGCCCCACATAAGGCATAGGCTATCACCTCACACATTGCGCACCAATTCGTGGGCAAGTTGCTTGCCGAGTGCTTCATTAACTGCGTCTGCAATAGCATTACGGATTTGGTCGTAACCGAAGGGCACATTGACAGTTAAGGTTGCCCCGCCCGCTGATTTCGCTACCGCTTGGGCAATGAGTGACAAGTAACCGACCGCTTGTTGCAGCAACACGATGATGTTTTGAATTGAGAGCCAAATTTGTTGGGCGTAGTAGTAAATGTAAGCAGTGTAACTTAAGGTCATTTCCTCTCTGGAAGGCGTGTATGCTACGGGTTGGGCTTCCTGCACGACGGGGATGGCAAAGTAACCGAATGCGCCAAACCTGACATGATAGACGCCCGCTCGGGCTGCTAAGTTGGCTGCAAGTCTTGCGGCGCTGGCGTAAGCCTCAGCCATTCGTTGTCGCATTTCTTCTTCGGCACGGGCTATCCGCTCATAGGTTTCTTTCTGCTTTTCGACCAACTCGTCATACTTCTTCTTCATTTCCTCTGCCTGCTTCTTTTGAAATTCAAGCCATTCCTGCCTCTGCTTTTCTAACCTGTCAATGTATTCATTCCAGCGTTGCTCAATGTTGCGCTGGGATTGAAGCATTTGCTCACGCCATAACGCCCATTCGTCTTTTTCCGTCTTTCTATCGTGGGGTTTTCTGTCTTTCTCCTTGCCCGCCCCGAAGAAGTCTTCGAGCAACTTCTTGAATTGGCTTAAGAAGTCGGCTTCTTCTTTCTTCTTTTCCTGCTTCTTTCTTTCTTCTTCTTGCCTGCGTTTTTCTTCTTGTCGACGCAACCATTCTTCGGCTTCTTTGCGGTCTCTTGCACCTTCGTCTACGAGGTGGCGCATTTCTTTTGGCAGCATTAACTTAGCAAGCCAGTCGCTAATTTTGCCCGTTTTTTCGTCAATCTTGCGGATAGCATAACCAATACCGAGTATAATTGCGCCGATTGTCAAAAGTGGCGCACCCACTACGGCTAAGAGCCTACTACCGAAAACTTTGAGAATATCCCACAACTTGCCAAATCCGCCAGCCAAGTTTTTGACCCAATCAAGTATCTTGAGTGCTCCTAACGCTTTGAGACCGTCGCCAACCCACTTAACGGCGTGCCCCACGCCAGCAAACAAAACAGCCAACATGGCTAAAACCGCAACCAATAGCGTAAGGTGGCTGACGAAGGAAGAAAGTGTTGGGTGCTCTTCTTTGAATTGCTTAAGGGCTGCGACTACCTTGTTAATGCCTTCGGCTATTTTTTCAAGTGTCGGCGCAACATCAGCAAGGGCTTCCGCTAATAGCGCTTTCGTCGCCGCCTTCAATGTGCTGAAAGCGTCGCTCATATTGTCAATCTTGTTAGCCACTTCGTCGCTAATGGTCACGCCCAATTCCCGATACTTTTGGATTAGATTATCAATTTCCTGTGCGCCCTCACGAAGGATTGGCAGCAAGGTGTAGGCTTTGCGACCAAACAACTCAAACATGATTGCCGCTTGTTGGGCTTGGTCGGGGATTTTGGCAACCTCTTTCAGCAAAAGCACAAATTGCTCTAACGGGTCGTTAGTTTGGGATTGCACAGTTTGACCGAGCACGGCTAAAGCCATAGTCAACTCGTTAACCCTTTCGCCTTTCTCGGCGACCGCTGCGGCGGCTTGCTGGAAGGCTACCTGCATGCGCATGATAAACATCGGAATTAACTCAGCACGGATTTCCAAGTCTGACAGCATAGCCCGATAGAGGGAGTATTTCTCGACCGTAGTGCCGATTTGGAGCGCTTCTTCACGGAGTTGGGTAGCGTGGCGTGCACCTACAGCGGCAAGGGCGGTAAGTGTGCCCGAAACGAGAGCCCCCGCCTTAGCCAAAGAGTTAAGGGCTTCCTCATTCTGGCGGAAAAACTGTGTTAGCCGCCCGAAGACCGATTGGGCGTGCTGGCTAAGCCCCTCTAGTTGCTGCTTGACTTGATTGACCGCTTGCGAAACATTTTCCTGTGCTCGGATTAGGATTTCAACGGTTGCTGCCGCCATGCCTATCACCACCCACACTTGCGGTTAGAAGAAGCCCTCGGCTTCCTTAATCAATTCCTGCAAGTTAAGCAAAAGCAACTCGGTTTGAGCAAGGTTGAGGTTGAGGAAGTCGCCGATGGAGTTGACTATGCGGTATTTGGCAAGGAGAATGAAGATTTTGGTGACCGAAGCGCCCCCCAATCCGAAGGTTTCGGATTGAGGGGCGTTGACCTTACGCTTGCTGAAAGAAGCCTAACGCAGGGCGCTCAAGCCATTCCTCAAAGGAGATTTGCTCACCCGTCTTAAGCGTGTGAATGCGCCAGTCGAGCCACGCTACGGCTTCAATCCGCTTAGCAGGCGGCAACTCGTCGAGGCTCTCAAGCCCCGTGCCAAACCGCTCACAAAACTCGATTAGGTCTTTCCAGCGCAACAACTTAAAGTCGTCTTCACTCCATTTACCTGCCAATGTCATGACCTCTTCGGTCATTTCCTATCACCTCGGGCGTCTAATACCTTGAGTATGTCGTGCCAGCGCTCACGCACCATAGGCTCGGCAGCACCAACCCCCGTCTTCACCAACTTCCAGAAATCACGCTCACGCAACCCCACACGCTTGCAAAACTCGTCTATGCCTTCCTTCATGGCGGCGATAAAGAGCATCTCACGCTCGTAGCGTGTCAGCATGTCGGCTCACCTTCACTACTAATCAAGCGATATGTTGTTGGCGCTACCTTGAAGTGTGAGCGTCATGACCCACAAATCCGAGCCGCCCGAAATGGGCACTCGGCGTGTAGCAATGTGGAAGTTGCTCAAGTTTAAGGTCTTGTCGTTAGGCAACGAGATTGCGACGCTAACGGGAGCGGGAGCGTCGGCGGCAAAGTGCGGCGTAAACGGCAGAAAGATTTCGCAGACGAATTCGCACTCAGCGACACCATAAGCGCTAAGGTTTGGCAACCGCTTCTCGTTGTTAGCCTTAGCGGAAAAGTCAGCGGTCACATGCGGGTTGCGACGCACACGGAGTTGGAAGCGGCTAACCTGATAGTTGTTGCCCCCAACACTAACCGCTGCGTCGTGCCACATGACTAAGTTGCCGCTGAGAGGTTGAATGGTCGGCGCTGTAGCGATAAGGCTCGGCTTCATTGCCCGCAGGGAAAGGGTTGCCCTAAGTGGCTCACCAACACGACCTTCAATCGAAACTTCGTCAACGAGACAACCGAGCGCCTTGACGATGTAGTCGGTCGGCGACCCCGCAACGACGCTGAGGGAAATGTCGTTTTTGATAAGGTTGACTAAGGTTTGCAGGTGGGCGTCAACGACGGCGAATTCAGCGCTAATGGTTGCCTCGACGATGGAGTGATAGAAGTAGACCCCGCCGACGGCTTCAACTCGGCGCACATTCTCGTTGATGTTGATTTCGCCGCCGCTAACCCGCCCGATTTGAAGCCAGTTGCCTGCGGGCTCTTGCCCTCTCGTTGTTTCGACTTTGAAGCCGAAAATGTCTAACGCATGAGTTTTCATTCGCTATCACCCCTTTCACTTGCGCTAAGGCAGCATAGTGACCGCCCGCAGGTTAACTCGGGCGACATGAATGTTGGGCACGGCTTCCTCGATTAGGTAGTCGACGCTGACGACATAAAGCCCGACGGGTTGCCCCGTTGTGAGCGTGTAGGGCGGCGTCGGCGCATTGAGCACTGCGTTGACTACCGCTGCGGTTAGGCTGTTTTTGTCTTCAACCGAGCGGGCAACGATATAGACTTCAATGTTGTCGGTCTCACGGTAAATGTGTTGGTGGCTTTCAGGCACAAATTCGCTGCTAACGAGGGCAATCAAAATGAAGGGTTTGGTGATGCGGGTTAGGTCGGTATCCCGCAGCAAGCCCACGCCGATGTCAACCTTCCGACCGCCGCTCACGCTATTGAAGACCAAGTCTCTAACCTTTTGTGCGACCTCAAACGCTGCTAACTGCTTCATTCTGCGACACCCCGCTTAAACGCTTCGGCTAACTTTGCGATTTGGTTTCGCAGCCACTCGGCGGCTGGCTTCATGAATGGCTTGCGGATAATGTCGCCGACCTTTTCCCAAGTCGCCGATTTGCCCGACCGACCTTGCTCAACCCGCTTAGCAAAGACCCAACCGACGCCTCGGATGTAGAAGCGCAAGGCTCGGGCGTTTACAGGCACGATTATGCGCCTATGACCGAATTCGACATACTTGGCGTATTCGACATTGGTGTAGACCCGCCCCGTTAAGCCCGAGACTTCAAAGTTGATGCTTGCCCGCAACCTACCCGTGTCGACGGGAGCGTGCTTCTTTGCCTCTCCCGAGGTGTGGGCGACCAACTTAGCGAATGTGCCGTGAATTTCGTCACGCCCCCGCTTCAACTTGCTAACCGCTTCGTTGACGCCTCTAACATCGACGCTAACCTTGAGCGGCACTGCCTTCACCTCTCAGGTAAAGTCTGCTAAAGGTCGAGTAGGTTTCGAGTTTGGCGATTTGATAGCGCTTGTAGTTGATTTCGAGAATGTCGTCGGTCTGGAATTTAAAGTCGCCGAAGACGAAGTAAACGGCGTCTATAGTGCCAAGTTGGGCGTGCATTAGCGATTGTTTGCCCGCCGAGGGCGTTACGAGAAAGCCCACGACCGTGCCAGCCATAAACTCGGTCACGCTAACCGTGCCGTCGGCGTTTTCTTCAATTCGCTTGCGCCAAACAATGGCTGGCACACGAAGGCTTAGCCTCGCCATGCCGCTATCACCTGCCTTGCTATCGGCGGAAGTTGATTGAAGTCGACACGCACTTCGGCTTGAATGCTGTCAACTATGTCGGCGTTAAGCAGCCAAACCGCAATGTGGGCTACGGCAATGGCAATATCGTCGGGAATAGTGCTGTCAAAACCCGCAGAGTATTCCACGACGGCTTCCCCGCTGTAGGGGTAGGCTAAGATTATGAGCCCAAAGGGTTGCACTCTCAAAGTGTCAAGGGCGACACCTTCGGGTAAGGCGGTAATGCTGCTAACTTGCTTGACTGGGTGTGCGGAAGTGACGCCCCGCCCATTGCTGAATGCGATAGTTTCGCTAAACGACTTGACTTCCAAAGGCACGCTCGTAAGGCTTTCCCAAATTCGCTCGGCAGCACCAAGTAGGGCTATGGCTCGGTCTTTCGTCTCCGAGCCCCATTGCAATTCGATTAGGTTGAGCACTTGGGCTTGAGCGGCGGCATTCATCGCTGCCTCACCTCACGCTTAATTCGCTCGACTAAGTCTTCAAACTCGTCAAACCCGTCGCTAACTTGCGCCTTGAATGCCTCGTAAACTTCCTTCGGCGCAACGCAAAGGTAGACATTGACCTCGACTTCGTTTGAAATCACAAACTGGCGGGCTAAGAGAATGTGCGTGGGCTCGGGCAACTTGACAGCGTTGTTGACCGAGTAGAAGCAAAAGAAGGCGTGACCCCAAGTTGTGAGCAAATGCTTGACGCCCGCAGGCGGAAACGGGCGCTTGGCAATAACGCAGTTGAGGATGTGCACCTTAGCGTTGATGGCGTAAAGGTTGAAGTTAAGCAGCATCGCTTGCTTGATTGAGCCCTTGAAAACTAAGTCGGCAACGGCTCGGAGCACTTCCTCTTTGTTGCCCTTCAACTTGGCGACGGCATACTTAAGGTAGGTTTTGATGCCCATCGAGCCTCACCACACTCACTTGCTACCCGCTTCGGGCTACAAAAGTAAAAGCAGAGACGGGGTCGGTTAGACCCCGCCCCTGCGGTCGCTGTCTACCTTGCTACCTTAGCGTGCTGACTTCATCCTTTCTCCTCACTATAGCCCCCGCAGGCATTAAACAATCTTCACTGCCTTGTGCTCCTCGTAAGGCACTCCGATGAAGTCGGCTCGCATGGTGGTGACGAGGATATCGGTCTGCTTGACGATATCCCGTTGCGTTTCAACCCGCAAGCCACGCCTAACGCCAAGCAGGAATGCTCGGCGGTTGAAGACTAAGGCGTGCACTTCGGCGGGCACGAAGGCGCTCACGACAACGGGCTTACCGTAAACCTTAGCCAACTCACCCGTCAGGATAGTCGCTTGAGCGCCATACTTGTCAACCGTGCTAACCTCAGCCCAACCGACCATTTCGGCAAACTTAGCGGGATTGACGACAACGACGACCTCGTTGGGGTTAACGCCCAACTTGCCCATCAGAGCGCACGCTTGCTGAATGTGTTGCGCTGCGAAAGTGCCAATATCATGCGAATGTGCGCCCTTCAAAATCCCATTCCAAACCTTAAGCAGCGGGTCTGTGCTGGAAGTGTCGCCATTCAGGATAGCATTCTCCAACGCCTCAGCAAAGGCTTGCGCAAGGGCGGCTTGGAATTCGGGCATAATCGCCACAATGCTATCCTCGGTAACTTCGTCGGCGACTTCAACGCCCGCAGCCAACTTCTTAGCGTCAAGCGTCAAGCCCTGAGCGGAAGCGTTGCTGAGCGTGATTGCAGTTGCGGGCGCAACATAAACAACGCTAATGCCCGAGATAGACAGAGGGATTTTGTAGGTTTGGCTCGGCATGTCAACTTGGGGCAACAATTGGGCAAGGCTCGGCTGCAAGCGAATGAGTTGCAACACTCGGTTGGAGAAAGTAGTGGGAATGTAGTTAACAAGGTCGCTGCCAGTGACCGCCTTAGTGACTTCAACGAAGCGGCGCTCCAGCCAGCCCTCTGTGGGCAAGTTGCGCAACCTGCGGATTGAAGCAAAGACAGTGTAGGCGTCAGCAAGGTCTTGCCACTTAGCGATTTGGTCGTCGGTCGCCCGCATCAAAAGGAAGTTTTCAAACCTTTCCTGTGCGGTCTTACCTTCAACCTCAATGCGGGCTCGGGCGCTAACGCCCTTTGAGAGCACTTCCTCAACATTAGCGACCCTTTCCTCAAGCGCTTTGACTAAGCGCTCGGTCGCTGCAACCTTGTCTGCAATGTTAGAAACGACATTAAGCGTCTTTTCAACTTCCTGCAAGACTTCTTTCATTTGCATAGCACCTCCTAATTCACTTGCAAAGCGCCTTTTCTAACTCTCGGCGCAATTGCTCAAGCGACTTGCGAATGTAGGCGATTGGATTTTCCCACTCACACGCTTCAAGCCACGCCAATTCCTCAGGCGTGTAACTGCGAAACTCGGGCGGCTCTTTATCCGCCTTGCGATAATACTTAACAATCGCCCGATAGACCTTTTCTCGGTCTTCTTCGGGGATATCAACCCCGCCACGAGCACCTAAGAGCGCCGCCATAGCAGCGACGACGCCCCGCCAAATAGCGTAGGGCTTTCCGTCAATCACATCAACATGCGGGAGTTTGTAAGCGCCGAAGTTATCAAGTCTTTCGTCGTCAGCCCAAAAGAAGCGTTTGGCATACTTGCGCTGCTTTTCCTTGTCTTGCAAATCCTCGTTAGTTTCTACGCCAACATGCTCACGCCAACGCTTTTCGCTTTCGTCAGCATCCCACTCCCGCTCAAAATCCTCGTAAAGCGGAAACTCAGCGTCGTCGTCAGGCACAATGCCTTTCTTCACTAACTCCATGTCGCTATCGCCCTCCTTTTGAATTAATGCTTGCGGGTTGGCTGGGAGCGTCACAACCGAAGTCTCAATCCACTCCCATTCCGCATAGGTGTTACCTTCAATTCTGCGGGGAATGAAGCCTATGCTAAGACCCCGCACAATGCCTTCGTCTACGAGTTGTTTGATTTCCTGCGCAAACTGCGTAGAAGCAAAAACGAAGTCAACCTTAATTGCGTCGTCGGAGACTTCAACATTGATAACTTTACCGATAGGGCGGTTGGGGTCGTGTTGCCAAAGAAGTATGGGGTTAGCAAGGTAGTCATTAAGGTTAATGCAGCCCTTCGGATTTACGATTTCGTTAAGCCTATCTTTAACCGCCGTCGTGGCTATGCCTGAATAGATTTCCCCGCCGCTATCGCTCTCAATCTGCTTTGTGACAAGGTAGAGCATGTCTTTCATTACCGCTCACCAATGTCACTTGCGAAAGGTGGAGGCGGCGGGAGTTGCACCCGCTTACGACGCCAGCCACTTTGGGCTTAAGCGCCGTCAACACTGCGTCGCCCCCACCTTAGTCTACAGGCACTATAGTGCAACGGCAATTAATAACTTCTTCGGGTTGCCCCTCGGGGTCGCACGGGAAACGAAGCCTAATGCCCGAAGGTAGTACAAAATAGTCGTCTAAGTCAACAACGACGCCTTCCATTTGTTGGTGGCTCTCTCTCACTCTTTCGTCGTGGGCGGTAACCCACATTTTACGCCTAACGCCTGTGGCTTTAAGGCTTTCCTCATAGCCCATGTTGAGCGCTGCGGTCGTTTCCGTGCGGGCAATCCTTTCGGCACGCCAAGTTTCAAGGTCTCCGAGCACTTCTTCAACCGCACCAATTAGGTCGCTCCAACCGCCACCTTCCGCCAGAGCGTCGCCAAGTTTTTGCCTAAGTTGCTCCCATGTCGCTTCGGTAATCCAGCGAATTCGGCGCTTGAAGGTCATTAAGCGTGCCTTAACCTTAGCGTCGTAAATCAGCGGGTCTACTTCAACGCCAAACGCCTTAGGCGTGTCTCGGAGAATGTCTTCTAAGGCGGGCAGCAAGATTTTTGCTAATTCTTCGGCTTCTTCGTCAAGGTTAAAGAGAAAGTCGGTTATGTCTTTGCGGAAGTAGGCGTTAAGGTCGGATTTAAGGCGGCGGCGCAGGTCTTGTGCATAGTCTTTGATTGCTTCCCGCACATGGCGCTCATACCTATCGTGCAACCGCAGAAACTTGAGCCACATTTCTCTGTATGTGCGGGGAATTCGCTTGGTGACGACAATCAATTCGTCGCCCGACTTAGTTTGCTGTGGCTTTTGTTGGGCGATAGGCACGATATTGAGGTTGCCCCACCAAGCGTCGCCCCACGAAAGCGGGTCTTGGAAGCCTAACACTTCACGGGCTTCGTTGATTGTGATAATGCCTCGGTCAACGAGATTGCCCAACGAGTTAGCAACTTCGGCGATATTCTCTTTGAGCGCTTCAACGAGGCTGAGGTCGTAGGCGCACCAAAGTTGCGGGTTGACCTTCGGGAAAAATTGCGTGTTTAAGGTTTCCTCAATCAGCCTAAGTAGCGGGATTATTGTCTCACGCCAGAAAATCTTGGTTTGCTCCCGAGCGTTAGCGTAGTTGGCATACTCGTAAATCCCGACGACGGCAGGCGGCACATTAAGGCAGGCTAAGATTTCCTCTCGCAGAATTCGGCGCATTTCAACTAAGTCGCCAGCCTTAAAGGAAGTGTCTATCGTCTTGGTCTCGTAATCCGAGCCTTCAAGGAGTAGCCACTTGAAGCGTTGACCTCGCCCGTGCCTACTTTGAATGCGCTCAATTATGCGCTGTTTGGTCGTTTCGGGCAATGAAGACTTAGTGATTAGGATAGTTAAGGGCTGTGCGCCGTGAAAGAGATACTCGGCTAACAGGCGGTCGCATTCGTTAATTAAGGTTACGGCGTTTTGGATTGAGTAAAGGAGCGATAAGCCTTGTGCTTTAGGGTCGGTCGGGTCGGGTAGTTTGAAGTGCACTAAGTCTTCAACCGATATGTTGATAACTCGGTCGGCGGTCATGATTTGTGCTTCTTTGCCGTCAACGCTGAAACTAATGTGGCTCGGGTGAATGTAATCAAGCCCGAGATAGCGTCGCCCGACCTTGCGGATGAGCCAGTAGGAGTTGCCGAAGACAATTAGGTCGGTTGCGGCGGTAGCGGTAAAGTCGTTGTTGCTAATTCCGACGGCGACGGATTTGGCTAAGTGCCCGAAGTTTGGGTCGTCTTCGCTTAACTCAAACTCGCCGTTGTAAACGAGCAAGGGCACGGAAGCGGCTGAGTTGCTAATGCGACTTAAGGCAGCCCGCACGATAGGGTTGCGGATAATGTCGGCTAATGGAGACTTAGGCGTGTCGGTGTCAAAGAGGTAAATATCCCCCGCAGCGTCTCGGTAAAGCCACTTTCGCACTAACTCACGCAGTTTCTTCAACATGCCAATCACCAACAACACTTGCGCCCCGCTAAGTGAGGTTGGTGATAGTCAAATGAGCGAGCGTGCGAAATTGTTTGTGCTGATTTATGCAATTACCGCTATCGTTGTGCTTGAAGCGATAGCCTTGTGGAAAGGCATAGACGGCGTGGCGCTCTCGGCGACTATTGCTGCTATCGCACTGTTAGCCCCGTCGCCACTTCGGTTTCTACAGGTTGGAAACATTAAGGTTGAGAAAATGGGCAAGGGTAACGAGGGTGTAGGGAATAGGAATGAGGGGTGAGGGATATGGCTAAGAGGCACTCAATTAAGGTTGAAGCCCCGAAGATTGATTTCTCCCGCTACCGCTCCATAGCCGATTTCGCCGAGGATTGCTTGTTTGTGTTTGAGCATAACCGCAAAGAGAAATTAAGGTTAACGCCCTATCAGCGGCGTTGGCTGCGTGAGGTTGAAGACCCCCGCTGGAAAACCGTAGTCATTTGTGTGCCTAAGCGTGTCGGTAAGTCAATCTTTAGCGCTATCGTTGCGGTCTATTGGGCGCTGGCACGAATGGGCGCTACCGTCGTCGTCTTGAGCACTTCGGAGAAACACGCCAGTAGCGTTACCTTTAAGTATGTGCGCCAATTCTGTCGGGTTAGCGACCAAGTTACCGCCGAAGTTGCTACGCTGGCACAGAATAAGGTTGAATTCCGAAACGGTAGTGTCATTAAGGCTGTGCCTTGCACGGTTGAAGCGGTTGCGGGAATTGCGACTGACTTGCTAATCATAGACGAATTGGCGCTGATTGACGACGAAGAAGTCGTGCAAATCGCTATGAGCCAGACCGAGAAAGAAGACGCTAAAGTGCTGATAACTTCTACGGCGTCGGAGCACGGTCATTTGTTGCATAGGCTCTATTTGAAGCATGTTAACGGTGAAGCCGAGAAAGAGCGGTTAAGGTTTGTTTATCACGGCGCTGAGATTTATGACGAGCACCCGTTTATCACCAAAGAGTGGCTTGAAGAAAGGCGGAAGCAAATGCCCGAGTTTCTCTTTAGGCAGTATCACCTTAACGAATGGGGCGTTGCGGGCGAAAAGGTCTTTAGACCCGAGTTGATTGAAGCGGCGGTTAGAGACTACCCGCTGCCGTTGCCCGTTGAGCGGATTGAGGAAGTGTTGGGCGAAAGAATTGTGGGCTTCGTGTTTACCGCTGCGGTTGATAGGGCGCTACCTATGAGCAAGCACGGCGATAGGTCTGTCGGCTGCGTCGTGGCTAACTGTCTAACCGAGGGCGGGCGGGAAAGGTTGATTGTAGTGGATTTGAAGGTGTTTCCTACAGGTGTAGCAGAGGAAATTAAGGCGTGGCTTATGCAAGTAGCCAGCCAATATTCGCTAACGAGCGTCGTGCTGGAAACCTATCAGGCTTATGACCTCTATGCTTGGTGTAAGCAGCGTGGGCTACCCGCCAAGTTAGAGCACGCAACGAGAGAAGCCCAACTTGCAGCGTTTCCCGCACTGATTTTGGCGTTTGAGCAACGAAAGATTATCATTCCCCGCCATGAATTGCTGATTGAGGAATTGCTCACATTAGAGCGCACTAATAGCGGCAAGTTTAGGGCGGGGCAAGGCAAACACGACGATACTGTCTTTGCCCTGCTATGGGCGGTCTATGAGGCGGTTAAGTTTTCACCAAGCAAAGCCGACATTACGATAATCTAAATCACCCCAAACTCGTGGCAAAACCTTAAATTTTCCCCTTGACAACCCCACAACTTAGCGACACAGTGAAATGTAGTTGACGGCGTAGGAAGGTTGGGAAAACAGCGGGTTTTTGGCTGATTTTGGGCTATTTTTCTTCAACCTTCACCGCCAAATGCCTGTTGTAGTTGCCAAGTGAGCCAAGAAGCCCGCAAGGGGCGGGACAAAACATGTGACGGCAAAACGGAGGAGCGTGACATTCAACCCGACAAAGGCTATTTCCATCGGGTAGCGAGTCAGCGACCAAAGTTGCCATGCCGTCAAGTAAGCGACAACAGTGCCGA